GCGCGGAAGCAATGGAGCAGAGCGGGACGGACAACGAGACCATCCGGCAGGAAACGGGCTGGTACCGCGGCATGGACGGCCAGTGGCGGTTTGAGATCGACGATGGAGACGCGACCTTCAGTCGGAACGGCGAGGCACAGTACAGCACCGACAATGCGGACTATGCGCGCTATACGCAGCTGATGAACCGCATGCTCACAGGTAATCTCACCGAGGCGGAGCACGCCGAACTGCTGGGGCTGGACAAGAAGCACGGCGGCACAAAAAAAGAGCTGGCGCGCCGTATCGACGAGGGGGACGCGACACTGCGGGACATCATGCAGCACAACGCCCTTTTCGAGGCGTACCCCGAGATCGCGGAAACCAAGGTGAAGTTCGCCTATATGCCGAACGGTACAGCGGGCAGCTACAGCCGCGAGACGAACACGATCACCATTGACGCAAAGCTCAAATACGACGCGAACGAGGCGCTCGATGTTCTCATGCACGAGGTACAGCACCGGGTGCAGGCGGCGGAGGGATTTGCGAGCGGGACGAACCCCGGCTACTGGAACCGCGGGGAGAACTACGACAGAGCAGCGGAAAAGTACCGCGACAACCGCGCACGGCTTCTCAACGGATTGAGCACCGAGGATCGGGCGCTTTATGACGAGTACCGCAGCACCGAACGCGAGATGGGGGCAATGTTCGACGGCTCCATGCTCTACGACGAAAGCCGCATGGACGCGCTGGAGAAGCGCTCGGACGAGCTGTACAAGCAACTCTACGGCAAGGAATGGTTCGGAAAGCTGAACCGGTACGACCGCATTCTCGGCGACGCGGGCGAGGCGGTGAACGAGTTCTACCGCAACACCGCCGGAGAGATTGAAGCGAGAGACACCGCCTCCCGCCGCCGGATGAGCGCCGAGGAGCGAAAAAATACGCCGCCCGATCTGGGCGACGCGGATACCGTGTTTGCGGATGGGAATACGACGAGCTATAGCATCGATGAGAACTTCGGAAAGAACGTGGATGACTGGGTGAGAAATACGCCGACGGACATGCTGAGCACTTCTCCAGGCTATTTCCGCGTTGGAACAACTTCCGAGGCGCTGCAAAGCATCGGCGCGAGAACGGATAACATCTACATGCGGAAGAGTAAAATCGGGACGATCTTTGAAGATCATCCAGAAGTGAATGTTGATGTCATCAAAAAGGTTCCGAGTATCCTTGAAAACCCGGTACTGATTATGAAGTCTCTTACCCGACCGGACAGCATCGTACTGCTGAGCGAGGAGAAGGCAAAAAACGGCAACAGCCTAATGGTGGCGCTGGAGCTCACACCCAAGCCGGGCGGAAGAACGGAAGCTGAATTTTCCCTTGTGACGAGCGCCTACGGAAGAGCGGATGAAAATCTGCGGAATCTTATCAATAACTCCGAACTGCTGTACCTTGACACAAACAAAAATAGAGCCAATACATGGTTGATGCAGCTCAGGGTACAATTCCCGTCACGCCAACCACCGTATGGCTCTATCGGCAATATAGCATATGCCGAAGACGGTGTCAAGATTACAGGGAAAAAATTAAGCGAGCTCGGAGGAGTGATTCAGAAGGCTTCTTCCGGCAAAGCGAGCGTAGAGGTGGAAAACCGGAAAACCGAAGTAAGTGAAGAGGATGCACGGCGGGAACGGCTGCGCAAATTGCAGGAGGCAGACCGACGGGAGACGGAGAGAATCCGGGCGCGGGAAAATCTCGGAGCGGGACAGCGGTTCGTACCGAACAAAAGCTCCGGCGAGGTATACCGGGATCTTATGGGCGAAGGAAAATCCGAGGTAAAGGTGCAGATGACCGGATTCCTCAAGGGAACGCCGAAGGATTCCACCTTCAAGGTCGAGGTGAAGCAAACGCCGATCGGCAAATACTACGAGGCCACGATCTTCCACGACGGACACAAGGCAGACACACTTGTCCGGGCGCTGAAGGAGACGGCGGCAAGAGATGCGGCGGAGGAAGTTATCACGATGGCCAACAAGAATTTCTCGGAGGAGAACTACCAGCGCGCCAAGAAATTCGAAGCCGAGAAAACCGCGGACGAGGATGCGAGGATCGCCGAGCTGTTCGGAGATCCCGAACAGCCCGACAACGCGGAGACGTCCCGGGAGAGCAGCGACGCCGCGGAGACGGAAAACGCGGCGGCAAAAGAGACGATCGCCGCCACGACGGAAAAGGTCACGTCCGAGGTCATAAAGGCCGAGCGGAATTACCGCGAGGAAATCGAGAAAGTCACAAGCGGGGCCATGCGGATGTTTGTCAATGCCGGGGATACGGTGCGCCGGATCGCCAAGGCTACGGGAAGCAAAAGTCTTGAGGGATACTACTTCAATGCCGGGGCGTACTCCCAGCGGGCGGGAAACTGGATCGCCAAGGGCGGCGCGCGTACCGACATCGACGGCCACAGGATCGGCGCGAGCCTTGCGGATACCCTTGCCCCGATGCGGAAGAATGAGACAAAGTACCGCGATTTTCAGCTCTATCTTCTGCACATGCACAACGTGGACCGCATGAAGTACGACAACAGCGCCGAACTGGAGCGGATCAAGGAAAATCTCCGCTGGGTAAAAGAAAAATACCCGCAGCTCAAGGAACTGTCAAAGGAAGAGCTGCGCCGGATCGCAAACAGCGACAGCGATTCACCGGTCGTACGCCAGGCGGCGCACGAGATCTATCTCGCGGCGCACAACGGCGAGGCGCCGAGCCTTACGTCCGTAGCGGAGGGCGCGGCCTACGCGCTGGAGCTGGAACGGCAGCGGGCCATTGTGGAAAAGCAGGGGTTGAAGCCGGTATTCGGGTACGACGTGACGGCGGACGATTCCCGGACGGCGGCGCAGCTTCTCGAAGCGAAGAACCCGGAGTTCAAGGAGTGGGCGAAAGAGGTCTACAAGTACTCGGACGATCTCATCCGCTACCGCGTGGAGGCGGGGCTCATCACGCGGGAGTTTGCCGACGCGCTGAAAAAGCGGTATCCGCACTACATCCCCACATTCCGCGAGGAAGGGACGAGCAGCAAGAAAGCCCGAAGCGCCCGGCGGAACGGCGGGATCGTCGTATCGAACGCCATCGGGCGGGCTGTCGGCAGCGACGGCGTGCTTCTGCCGCTGCACACGGCGCTATCCCGCAAAACGGTATCCACGATGCGGAACGCCGGTCTTAACCAGTTCGGCCTTGCGCTGGTGCGCGAGTATGACGGCAACAAGAAAGCGACGGAGAAGTACATCTGGGACGTTGCCGAGAGCGAGTACACGCCGACGGAGGCCGCGCTTGAGAGCGACGAGGACTACAGACCGGTATTCGAGAACATCTTCTCCGTGAAGGAGAACGGCAAAGCCTACGACATCACGATGGACGAGGGGCTCACCGCGGCGATGAAGGCCTTTGAGCCGGACAAGTTCGCAAACTACGGCGCGGCAAAGGCAATGAAGAAGCTGAACGATGTATTCAAAGCAATGAATACTGCATGGTCTCCGTGGTTTCTCATCAAAAACGCCGTGCGGGACTTCCAGGACGCCGGATTCTATTCCACGGACATGAAAACGTGGCTGAAAATGTTCCCGCAGGCAAAGAGACAGATCCGGAAGAACGGAGAGATCTGGCAGCAGTACAAGGCGCTGGGAGGTTCTTATTCCTCCATGCTGGACTACACGACCGGCATGGTGAAGGAACCGAAAAACAAACTGGGGAAATTGTGGGCAAGGTTCGAGCTTTTGCAGCAGCAGGTGGAAGCGGCTCCGCGTCTTGCGGAGTTTATGACCATCCTCGCCAACAGCGGCGGGAGCAAGGACGGCAAGTTCACACAGAACGATCTCATGGAGGCGATGCTCGGTGCGGCGGACATCACGACGAACTTTGCCCGCGGCGGCAGCGTTACCAAGATGCTCAACCGGTATCTCGTGCCGTTCCTCAACCCCTCCGTGCAGGGCTTTGACAAATTCATCCGAAACGCCACGGGGGTCCGCAGTGTACAGGCCGCCGGAAAGCTGATACTGAGCGCAGCGCTCTGGGGCATCCTGCCGCAGATACTCAACGAACTGATGTGGTGGGACGATGACGAGTGGGACGATATCCCGGCCAATACGAAGTCAAACTACTACCTCATCAAACTCCCGGAGAAGTTTTTCGGCAGTGGGTACTGGGTCAAGATCCCGAAGGGCCGCGCCGCTGCGGTGCTGGGAACGCTCGCGGTATACGGGAAGGAGAAGATCGAGGGCGAAGATGTGAAATTCTCCGACGTGTTCGAGGTCATCAAGAGCAACATCGCGCCCACGGATATCTTCAACCAGAACATCGCCACGGCGTTCACGCAGACAAAGCTCTTCAATCCCGACAACCCCGGCACGACGTGGTACGGCGGGAACATCGAGAGCGACCGTCTGCAAAACTACCGTCCGGGAGATCGGTACGACGAGAAAACGGACGAGCTCTCCAAGCTGATCGGAAAAACGTTCAACCTGTCGCCGAAGAAGATCAACTATCTTCTCGACCAGTACACCGGCATTTTCGGCGACATCCTGCTGCCGCTGATGACACCGGCAACAAACGCGGCAAGCAAGCTGCTGTCGGCGCCCATGGCGGCGTTCACCATCGACACGACGAGCACCAACAAGACCACCGGCGAGTACTACGACCTTCTGGATGATCTCAAGTACGACGCGAACGACGGCGACGTCGGAGCGGGCATCACGCGGAAATACGTCTCCCGTGCCGGCGACGAGGTGAACGACTATTACGCGCAGATCCGCGCTCTTCAGAACGACAAGAACCTTTCCGACGGCGAAAAGAACCGGCTCGTCCGCGCGCTGAAGAAGCAGCTCATCGAGCGGCAGAAGGAGATCATCGCGAAAGCCGAGCCGTACCGCGAGGCGGTGGACAAATACCTCAAGGCGCACCCGGAGCTTGCGACCGACAACGACGCGGCCATCGCCGAGTATGCCGAACTCTACGACATCACCGAGGACCAGGCGGAGAGCCGCATGGACGCCATCGTATACCGCGAATGTAACCGCGAGGTGTTCGGCGCGGAGTATGCACTGCGCACCTACAACGCGGACGTGTACGACAAAGCCCGCACCGCGTATGCAAAAGGCGTTTCCTATGAGACCTACTACGACTACTACTTTGCCACGAAGGAGATGCATGCCGACAAGGACGAGAACGGCAAGAGCATTTCCGGCTCCAAGAAGGCGAAGGTCGTGGAGTACATCAACAGTCTCGACATTCCCGCCGAGCAGAAGGACGCTCTTTACGTTGCCGCCGGATACACCGAGAAGAGCGCACGGTATCAGAAGTGGAACGGCGGCTCGGGCGGCTCCGGAAGCCGCCGCGGGAGCAGCGGGAAGACGACGCTCAAGGCCCCGACGCCGAAGGCCGGGAAGATCGTCATTCCGGAGGCTTCCGCGAAGACGGGGAGCGCGGGAAAGTCGAGCGGGAATGCGCTTGCGCCGTCTTCCAAAACGGCGAAGACGAGCGGAAACGTGATCGCAGACTTCACGCAGAAGTCGAGCGGGACGGACATCCGCAAGGCTGTGACGCAGGCCAAGAAAAGGGCGATCAAAGCGGGAAACCGGACGCTGTATGTCGAGGAAGGAAGCCCGATCGATTACTTCCTGAAGTACGGGAAATTGCCGAGTGTGAAGTAAGAAACGAAAACAGGACAGGGGTCATTCCCTGTCCTGTTTGTCGCGCTCGATGGTCTCGTTGATCGCCCGGTTGATAAAGCCGTTCACGCTCTCCCCGCGGCTCTCTGCGTGGGATTTGATGGTTTCCTTTGCGCCTTTGGGGACGGTGAGATTGATTCGATCATAATTCGAGGCCATGTATTTATTTACTGCCTTCTGCTGCGCCTTGGTTGTTGCCATGCATACACCACCTTTCGGAGAGATTATACCACGTGCCTATATCTGCGTATATATACGAAATAGACATATCTGCGCAGATAGATTATAATGATACTCGTAAGGCAGGGGCGAAAGCCCCTTCGGAAAGGAAGTGAGGAAATGTCAGAAATGACAACCGCAGAGCTCAATCAGTTTCTCGAAAACATTGCGAAGCTGATTGAGGCCACGGCGAAGAGCCCTGAGGCCGCCGCCGAGATCGTCCGCGACAGCAAGGTCAAGGCATAAAGAAAGAGCAGCGGCCACATTTCCAAGCACCGCTGCTCAAGCCCAAAACAAGGCGAGCCGGGAGCCTTACCCCGACCGCCTTGATTATATATCCGGTAAGGCAATAAATCAAGGAGGTTTTTACATGCCCAAGAAGAAAGACACGATTCAGCTTTCTGCGCACCGGCGTGAGCCATCTGGGAATATAAGCACGAGAAGCTCATGGAGCGGGACGCGGAGATCCGCGTGAAGCTCGGACTCTATGACGGGAGATAAAAAACAGAGCCGCATGTAGCGGCTCTGTTTTTTGCGATTTTACTAACGCTTTTACTGACAAAGTGTCAAATTCATTGATAAATCAGCGCATTTTATATGTTATAAGTGGGTTCGATTCCCATTATCCGCTCCACGAGAAAACCCCTTGAAATGCTCAAAAAATGAGTAATTTCAAGGGGTTTTCGGCGTTTTTCGGTACTATTATTCTGTGCCGGTCGGCGGGGTCGATGTACGTTTTTGAGCGTTTTTAGACCCTTTTTTACTAACGGATTTACTAACGGAATAGAACCGCCGCATTTTTTTCGCGGCTTTGGACAAATCTTTTTCGGAAAGCCGGAGATAAAAATCGTGGACGGTTTTCCAATCGCTCCAGCCGCCGTGCCGCATGGTCTCTTCTTCCGACCATCCGAGATGATAGGCGAGGGAAGCAAAGCTGCGGCGCAGACCATGCAGGCCGACCTCCGGCAAACCGTTTGCGGCACAGATCCGGTTGATCTGCCGACGCACGCCGTCGCCGAGCGGGCATATATCGCCGTCGTGGTCTTTGAGAATTTCCAAAAGCCGGGGTATCACGATGGGAACGACGCGCTGCGAGCGGGCACTCTTGTTCTCGTCCCGGCGTATCCATTCGGCAGAGGATGTATAGACCGTGGCGCCGGAGACGGAAATCGTTTCGGCTTTGGGGTCGATATCCTCCGGACGGAGCGCGAAGATCTCCGAGCGGCGGAGAGAGTGCAGCGCAAGGAGCGCAGGAAGCTCGACGGGCGTGTCGCGGATCGCGTCAACGAAGGTTAGTATCTGCGCATAGTCCAGCCACGGAGTATCGGCCTTTGGGACGACGCCGAGATCCACGGGGTCAAACGGTATCTTCTGCTCCTTGTAGGCGGCGGCAACAAAGCCGAGCTCATTCTTCAGGGTTTTCTTTGCAACGCGCTGCGACTCTGCCGCAACGGCGCGCGGCCAGTTTATAGAGCGGATATCCTTATCCATACAGCCGGGAAAAGCGCTGTTTCGGATGCATTGGTAACTTCGCCTGGTGGACGGCGAAAGCATGGGGCGGTCTTCCAGATACTTATCGAGAAGAATGCCGAGCGTGAGCCGGGGGAGCGCGCTCTCTGCTTCCAGAAACCCGGCGCGGATGGCGAGGGCTTTGGTGCGGCACGCCTCTTCCGTCGGCTCGGTGACGTTCACGCCCTCGCGGCGGAGCTGCACCGTCCAGCTGCCGGAGGGGAGCTGCCGGGGAGCGGGGATCTTGAGCTTCTTTTCCTTCTCCCGGAGCTGTTTCTTTCCGCACCAGTTGCAATACAAAGAATTTTCCGGGATCTCGCGGGAACAGTTGCAGCACTTCATTCCTTTTCTCCTTTGCGCTGCCGGTGGCGGCGGCAGACGCGGACGACGACGAGGACGACCATCAGCGCGGCGATCGCGGCGCAGAACATCGAGAACACCGCGGCGAAGTTCCACTCGCCGCGGAAGAAGCCGACTTCCGTGCAGCGAAGATCCATGGTGACGCACCAGACGACCAGAACGAGGAAGAACGCACCGAGCATCAGAATGACCGTGCGGAGATATTCGATGTCCCGGACGGACGCTTCGTACCGCGCCTTCCAGTGGGCGGCGTCCTGCCGGGCAAGCTCCGACTCCGCGCGATCGCTCGGGGAGAGAATGCCGAACGTCTCATCCAGCGAGACGTGCAGCTCCCGGGAGATGCGCACGACCGTATCAAAGCTGGGGTTCGTGGATTTTGAAGAAAAGGCATATTCCACGGTGCTCGGCGACAGATCGGCGGCTTCGGCGATGTCCGGGAAGGTGCGTGTGCCCTTGGCCTCTCTCCAGCGGTTTTTCAGCGCGTCCATTTCGTTCATGTTCTCCGTCCTTTCGTTATTTTCGGGTTGAACCGGGATATATTCGTGTCGAAAAAACTGAACTCCGGCTCGACCGTAAAGCGTTCGGTTTCGGAATTTGCCGGGAACTGCTACGATACAGGCACAGCAGGACGAGCGGGACGCCCCGCGGCAGACGCCCGGGGCGAGCCTGCGGCACGGCCCCCCCGGGCGTTCGCCTACACTATAGCACCGTTTCCCGCCCTGCGGCGCAGAAAATATACAAGTTTGTCGGAATATACAAGAGAATGACCAAATATACAACAAAATGACAAGGGAGGAAGAAATGGACGAGCGGGAAAAGATCATCGCGGAGATCACGGAGCTGCTGAAGGATGCGGACGAGGAGGCGCTGCGGTTTATCCGGAGCTTTCTGAAAGCGGCGTAGAAAGAAGAAAGAACCCGTCGGAAACTCCGACGGGTTCTCTCTGTCAGTCGAACAAATCGCTGTGCGTACCGGTACGGGTGAGGCAGAGCGTCAGCTCACCGTGGGATATCTCGTAGATCAGAAGCCAGTCCGGTGTGATGTGACACTCGCGGCAGCCGATATAGTCGCCGGAGAGCGCGTGGTCGCGGTGCTTTTCCGGAAGGGGCTTTTCCTCGGCGAGAAGCTGCACGACGTTTTCCAAAAGGCGGACGTCGTAGCCGCGGCGGACGATGCGCTTATAATCCCGGCGGAAAGCTGCCTGGTACTTAATCGTCAGCATTGAGCGCCTCCATCAGATCCGCGACGGAGTGGAACGGGCCGCTCATGCCGATGCCGGCCTCGGCGTCCTCGATCGCCTTTCTCGTCTCGGCGTTCGGGATCTCCGCGCCGATCTCAAAGGGGATGCGGTATTCGCGGACAGCCTTTTTCGCAAAGACGGTGACGGCGGCGGTGACGGAAAGCCCCATGTCGGCACAGAACGCCTCGAACTGCTTCTTGAGTTCGCTGTCCATACGGATATTCATAACTGCGGTTGCCATATTATCAACTCCTTTGATGTTTGTATATACATTGTATTACAAAATATGCACAATGTCAACATGAAAAAGAGAGCGGGGATCATTCCCTGCTCTCTTTTTCGTCTGCGATGGAATTATAGATGTTCTCAAGGATCTGCCATTCGGGGGAATTGGGCTCGAAGCGCAGGAGCGACGTGATGAGGCGGGAGCGGAAGGATTCCGGCCGGTCGGCCAGGAGCTTTCGGACAAGCTCGCCGAGCTCCTCGGCGCGGGGCTTTATCTCGAACATCTCCCCTTCGCCATCGCGCAGCCAGGCTTCCCGCACATGGAACTCGCGGCAGATCAGCGAGACCGCCGCGTCGGACGGGACTGAGTGACCTAAATCCCAATTTGATACGGCGCCGCGCGTGATTTTAAGACGATCGGCGAACTCCTGCTGCGTGAGGCCGAGAGCTTTGCGCAGCTCTTTTGTTCTGGGTTCTGCGGACATAGGCAGCACCTCCTTTCGAGGACACTATAGCAGACAAAAAGCAAAAGCGCAAGAGAAAAATGCTTAAAAAATGCAAAAAGGGGATTGACAAATGCATTAAACAAGCATATGATTGCATCAAGAAAGCAAAGCAATGCAACGGAAAGGAGGGGGGTGAGGAAATGCGAAAAGACAAACTCAACCCGGAAGCAATTCCGATAGAGGTAGATTCGGATGTTCTTGCGCGTACTGAGCGCATGCTTCAACTTCAGCAGCCGAGTACAGATCCGCGAGGGAGAATTGCGGACGAAGATTACGAAGCACCTCAAGAACCTTAAAGTTGACAAGGGTTTCGTCGGGGATGTCCCAGATAAGATGGCAAAGCTCCTCGGCAAGAGAAGTGAGAAGCTGATTTGCTCCGAGGCGGCACAGCCGGGAAAGCGGATAAAAGATGATCCGCATACAGACGGCCTGCTCCGGTTCGTTCAGGGCAATCGTGAAGGAATCTGAATTGGAAAAGATGCAGGTGATCGGCGTATCGCCGAAGAGGCGGTTTTCTTTTTCCAACTGATCGGCGACAGCTACGAGAACCAGCGACAAAGCGAGGTTGATCTCCTGCGGAATCTGCGCATCGGAGCAAAAGACGATCCGACCGCGAAGCCGGGGGTCGAGAACCGGAGCGGGAGACGGAACGAAATTTACCAGATAAGACATGAGCGAACCTCCTTTTTTCTGAGTAAGACCAATCCAGAAACGGCGGGAGGATGGCAAAACAAAGCAATGCAACGCAGAAAGGAGGGGGTGAGCGGGTGGAAGAGGAGCTGGAGGAGCTGGAAGAGAGTGTGGACGCGATGAGAAAAGAGCTGATCCGGCTGCGCTGGAAAGCGGAAGCGCTTGAAACGGCGGTCGCCGTGCTATTCGGGATCGCGGGGGCGCTTCTCGTGGCTGCGGTGAAGATGCTGCTGTGTTAACCGCGGAAAAGCGAGACGAAGAAACGGAAAATCTCCATATGGTGCTCAACGATAAGGGCGGAAGCGACGCCGGAGACAAAGCAATGCAACGCAAGCGGTGCGATGAAAAATGCCGCGGAAAAGGGAGACCGGGGTGCGGCCTCCCTCCGGGAATCAGGCGACCTTCGAGACAAGGAAAGAAAACTCGTCTTCGGTCACGCCAAGAATTGAAAGAGCCTTCCGGCGAACGGAACGGCTCATTCTCTCGGTCCCGCGGTACAAACGGCAAAGCGTCTGAAAGGAGACACCGAGACGGCGTGCAAAGACGGCGTTGTCCTGCTTGTTCAGGAAGAACAGCACGAGACCCTCTTTTTCCGGGTGCGGCAATGTACCACCACCTTTCATCTCCGAGATGGAGATACAAAGCAGCACACAGCCGCGGCATTTTTCATCGTACCGCAGGAGCGGGAAAAACACAAGCGACAGGAGGTGAGGACATGAGCGAAAAGGAGAAGGCGCTGGCCGAGAAGGTGTGCGCGCTGCCGCCGGAGCTGCAGGAGAAGTTCGTGCAGCAGATCGACGGCGCGGCTCTGGCCGTGGAGTATATGCAGAGCAAGAAAAAGGACGAGAAGGAGGCGGGGTAAATGCCGAGGGTACGGCTGTGCGTTCCGGCGGAGCAGAGGAAGATCGAGGCGGATCTCACGGAGCACTGCACGGACGGCGCGAGGTACGCCGACATGGCGCAGATCGGGCGGTATCTCGGGATAGAGAACCGGAGGATCGTCGCGGAGTTTCTGGACGGGCTGCCGTGCTTCCAGCGCGGCACAAAGAAGAAGTGGCGCGTGGACGATCTGGCGGCGAGAATTCTGGAAGCGACGAAATAGGGGGGGACCCTCTCCGTCACGGCTGCGCCGCGCCACCTCTCCCGGAGGGAGAGACAAGAATTTTGAAAGGACGAAGAACGATGAAAGGTATTTGTTTTCTGTGCGGGAATTATGAACAGCTCGAAGAGCACCACATTTTCGGCGGAGCCCGGCGGCCTATTTCCACAAAGTACGGCCTGACCGTCCGCCTCTGCCCGTGGTGCCACCGGATCGACGCGGACAGCGCGCACCGCTCCGGCGAGACGGCGGAGCTTCTGCACCGCTACGGCCAGCACAAGGCGATGACCGAGCAGAGGTGGAGCAAGGAAGAGTTCGTCGCGCACTTCGGGAAGAACTATCTCGATGAGGCGGAGATCTGGGGGATCGAGCACCCGGACGACGGCTGGGACAACGAGAGCGCCTTTCATCTGATCGAGGAAGGGGCGGTGCTGCCGTTTTGAAGGACGAGTACATATGTTACCGGACAAAGTGCCGGTACCACGCCGGGCGCGTGGACGGGAACGTGCCGAGCTGCAACTACTTCTTTATCACCGGCGAGACAAAGACGAGCCGGGGCGAGGCCGACATCACCCGGAAATGCGGGCTGTACCGCACGGGGAAGACCGAAACAAGGCGGTCGCAGCCGATCGTCGTATCGGCAAAGAGACCGCCGGACAGGATGCCGAAGGCCCGGATGAGCACGGCCGGCAGGAAGAAGTACGACTGGGCGCAGTTCCGGGCGCTATGGGAAGAGGGCAAGCGGGACACGGAGATCGCGCGGGAGATCGGCTGCAATGCGGACACCGTGCGGCGGTGGCGGCGCCGGGCGGGGCTGGCGCCGAACGCGTTCCGGTATGTCATCGATCCGGAGGAGCTGAAGAAATGCTGGGCCGAGGGGCTGAACGATCCGCAGATCGCGGAGAGGCTCGGCGCGTCGAGGCCGTCGGTGTACAAGGCGCGAAAGAAGCTGGAGCTGCCGCCAAATGCTCCGCCGCGGAGGAAAGCGCCATGAAGACGTGCAGGGGATGCCCGCACATCGCGCTGGACCAGTGGCCGCAGGGGAAGCAGGCGGTGCGGTGCTTCTGCCGTGAGAACGGCGACAAGTTCGGGCGGGTGATTCATGTTGTTCGGGAGGGGAATCCGTATCCGGACAGTGTGAGGACGCCGGAGTGGTGCAAAAAGAAAGGAAAGATTCGATGATACCGAAAGAGACGAAGTGCAAATACTGCGGGCGGCCGGTGCTGTTCGTGCCGGGGCCGCGGGGGACGCTGTGCGTGGAAGCGTCGCTGACGCCGTACCGCTTCCGCCGGGCCGAAGAGGGCGAGCGCGACATGGTGACGCTCTACACCAACAGCGGCACGCCGCTGCCGGTCGTAGAGTGCGAGGAGGACGAGATGCGCGGGGCGGCGCACAGGTTCCATTTCTGCCCCAACAAAAAGAGAGAGAGGAAAACGAAATGAGCAGGAGCAAGGCAATGTTTGTCACGGCGATGATCATGGCGCTGATGAGCGCGGTGATCTTCTTCATCTGGCTGAACGGAAAGGGGTTCGGGATCATCGAGGCGCTGTTTGCGCTTTACGGCTACATCTCCTTCGCGGCGGACATCTGCCGCTGGATGCGGCTGCCGGACGCGGCGCTGCTCCGGAGAGGAGGGCGGCACGGATGAAGCCCTGCCCGTTCTGCGGCGCAGAGGCGCGCCGCTCCATTGCCCCGGCGAAGGGGCATCCGATGGGGACATACATCGCGACGATCCGCTGCGTTGCCTGCGGCGCGGAGATGCACACGCTGTACCCGGCGCCGCCGGGGATGAAAGATCCGCAGCGGCAGGCAAGGCTCGAGATCGAGCGGCGGTGGAACAGGAGGGCGAAGGATGCGTGAGCGGGTCATGTGGGCTTGCGGGGCGTGCGCCGCTATGGCGGCGCTGCTCGCGGTGCTGGGGCATATCTTTTAGCCGAAACGGGCGGAAAGCCCGTCGCATGGGGATGGCCGCCCATGCCTGAAGATGGCAGGCCGGAGAAAGGACGGATGTGTATGCCGGTCATGGAAAAGATCGAGCGGCAGCAGGCGAAGGAAAAGGGGCGCACCGCCGCGTGGATGGTGGGCGAGCAGCTCAAGGACATGGCACGGCGGGAGCCGGAGAGCGCGGAGCTGCTCGACAGGGATCTTGATATCCCGGAGATGAGCATTCAGCAGGCCGAGAAGAAGATCAAGGCATACGCGGACGCGCATAAGACCGGGAACTTTGCGTGCGTGACGGGCGCGGAGACCGAGCGGATTTTGCGGGAGTTTTACGGGCTGGCGGCGCGGGCGGAGCAGAGCCCCGCCCCTGCGGGCGGCGTTGAGGGCAATGCCGAGATCATCGATCTGGGGGCGTTTTTATGACTCTCTCGGAAACGCCGCCGGAAGGGCTGCTCGACTGGGTAAAGGCGCAACGGCTTAACTGGCGGGATTATTTCATCTACCGCGCCGGACGGCAGACGGATCCCCTGACGGGGCTGCGGCACAAATGCGCGGACGCCGTATGCTCGGCGTGCGGGGAGACGGTGAAGATGCCATATGTGCCGGGCGGCGGCTGCGGCCACGCGGGGTACAGCGCGCCGTTCGGCTTTCGCCACCCGGTGAGCGGGGATGCACTTATAAGCGGCGACAGGCTCGCCTGCCCGATGTGCGGCGAGGCGGTGGAGGCGCGGCATGTGTCAAACGCGCGGCGTCTCGAACGCTGCGTCTGGCCGATGACGGCGGAGGCGCGGGGCGGGAAGCTGCTGCTCTATCTCTGGCGGGTGTGCCGGGACGTGGAGAAGAGCGGGCGCGTCACATGGCGCGTTGACCCGTGGGAGGTATACGCCTTCGGCGGGACGAGCGCCGCGCGCTGGCGGCACTGGCGGAAATTCACGACCGCGACCTACATTATCCCCGGCTGGCAGGAGCGGAAACGCTTCGGCGACACGATGTTCGACGTGGATCTTGTGTACTGCCCGGAGGGGCTGGCCAACGTCTACGCGCAGACGGAGTGCGCCGACTGCAAGCTGGAGACCTACATGGACATAGAGACGGAATACCGCTTCCCGGTCACATGGATGAAGCTATGGCAGCGGCACCGCACCGCCGAGGCGCTGATGGCGCCGAACGCGAAGAAGCTCGCGGCGGCGCTCATCGCCGAGGGGAAGCGCTCTCCGGCGTATAACAAAAACTGGTCGGAAAGGACCGACGTACTGCACGGCGCGGACTGGAAAAAGCGAAAGCCGCACGAGATGCTGCGGCTGACGAAGGAAGAGCTTGCCTGCTTCAACGGCGCGGAGGACGCGCCGAAGCGTCTGAAGGCGCTGCTGCTCGCGCGGAAATACGGCGTGGCCTGCCGTCTCGGCGAGGAGGTCACGAAGGTAACGGAGAGCCAACAGGAGGACTTTTTGAAGCGCGGCGTGCTGCCGGCAAAGGCGGAGAGGTATCTTGACAGGCAGGCGGCGCGGTATAAGAGCCGGCTGTGGCCGGGGTATCTGCTGGACTACTGGAATATGGCCGAGAAGCTCGGCGAGGATCTCGGCGACCGGGACGCGATGTGGCCGCAGAATCTCCGGCGGGCGCACGACCGGATGCAGGAGCGGCAGAAGGCAAAGGCCGCCGCGGAGCGGCGGGAGCGTTTTCAACAGCGGTATGAGCGCATGAAGAAGTATGCGTTCGAGGACGGCGGCATCTTCATCCGCCCGTGCGCGACGGAGGAAGAACTCGTCGCCGAGGGCAAGGCGCTGCACCACTGCGTCGCCTCCTACGCCGAGCGGCACGCGCGGGGCGGGCTCACGATCTTCTTCATCCGGCGGAAGGACAAGCCGGATGAGCCGTGGTTCACACTCAACTTCAACGAGAAGCAGCTCTCGGTGACGGAGAACCGGGGCATGCGCAACTGTGCGCGCACCGAAGAGGTGCGGAACTTTGAAAATACATGGCTGGAGTGGGTACGCTCCGGCCGGAAACGGAGGACAAGCGCAGCGTGAATGACATTATCAAGACCGAGGACATGACGCCGGAGCAGCTCGGCGGCGAGATCCGGCTGCTGACGCGGCAGGCGCGGCAGATGGTGCTGGAATACGGCATCCAGATCGGGTACCGGCTACAGCTTGCGAAGGACAAGGTAGGCGAGGACTTCGCCGGATGGGTGGAGCGCGAAACGGAGATCAGCAAGTCGAGCGCGTACCGCTTCATCAAGCTCTACAACGAGTACGGGGCCGCGCAGGGGTCGCTTCTGGGCGTGGAGAACATTTTCCCAACGTTGGGAAAAATCAGTGTTTCCAATGCTTTGCGGCTTTTGGCCGTGCCGGAGGAGGAACGCGAGGAGTTTGCCCGCGAGGTGGACGCCGAGCACATTTCGGCCCGCGATCTCGAAGAGGCGATCCGCGAGCGGGACGAGGCGCGAAAGAGTCTGGAGACGGCGGACAGGGAGCTCGGGGCGGCGCAGAAGGCGCTGCGGGACGCCGAGGCCGAGCTTGCCGAGACGAAGGACGCGCTCGAGGATCAGCGCGTGAAGCGCGAGGACGCCGAGGACGCGGCGCAGAAGATGGAGGCGATGCTGCGCGAGACGGAGAACCGCCCGGTGGAGGTCGCCATCGACGAGACGGCGGTGCAGAGGGCCGTAGAGGAGGCGAAGGCCGCCGCCGCGGAGGAAAAGAAAAAGGCCGTGGCCGAGCTGGAAAAGCGGCTGAAAGCCGCGGAGAGCGCCGCGAGGGACGCCGGAAAGAGCGCGGGCGCGGCGGCGGAAAAGGCCAGAGCCGAGGCCGAAGAGCTGCGAAAACGGCTCGCAGCCGCGCAGAGCGGGGCGAACGAGGTGATATTGCTCGTGAAGCTCGCGCAGGAGAACTTCAATCTGGCAGTGGAAAAGCTGCATGTGATGAAGAGCACGGACGGCGAGACGGCGGGAAAGCTGCTCGCGGGGACGAGGAAGATTTTGGAAACGCTGATCGGGAGGTGCGGATAATACGCGCCGGAGGAATAAAAGGACAGAAAAAGCCCGCCGGGAGACCGGCGGGCGAAGGCGTATTCAAGAACGGCGGTAGGTATCAAAGTCCACGTCCACGAGCGTGACGATCTCGCCGGGTTCGTGCTCCGGGGACAGCGACGCGGGAGCGGGAACGGCGCGGCCGGAATCTTCCTCACAGATACCCCAGAGGCCGATGGCCTCGCGCGCCATGTCGATACATTCGGGGACGGTATCGCCCTCGGTATTGATATCCAGACCGGGGACACGGACGGCGTAGCCGCCGGACGGATCGGGCGTGAGGACAATGGGATAAACGGCTTTACCGGATTTGGCCAGCCGGACGGCGGGCATATACACGTCGATCAGGGCGCTGCGCTCGTTTGCGTCCATATGCAGAGATTCCAGGGACGACGGCGTGGGGATCTTCTCTCCGTCCTCTTCCATGCCGAAAAGCACGCAGCCGAGGAGCTCCCTGGCAGAGCGGAAAGCGTCGTCCTGCGTTTCGCCGCTGGTGGCAACGTCGAGATCCGGGAACACCACGGCGATCTCCTGCCCCGGCTCATAGGTGAACACGGCAGGGAAACAATAGCGGTCTTGCTGTTTCATTGCGAACTCCTTATTGGCGCGGCGGATGGCCATACTCGCGTTCCATGGCGGAGCGGGTGACGACCCATTGCTTGCCGAACTTCTGGACATCGACGCCGACGGTGAGCTTCCGGTATTCCACGGCCTTGCGCAGGGCGCTTTCGCTGAGACCCCATAAACCGGTGGCGTCGGCGAACGAGAGCAGACCGGAGAACGGGCTTTCGGCGGCGACGCCGTGCTCCCACAGCTCCTCGGCGGAAATGTCGATCTCGTCCGACCATGAAACGCCGTAGCCGCCGGGATCGACGGCGGCGGACGCCCAGAGCGCGGGAGATTCCCGCAGCGGGACATACACCTCCATGCGGTCGAAGAGCGGGCGGAAGTCGTAGGACTTCACGGAGCCGTCCGAGAAATTGGCGAGGAGCCTATAGTCCGGAAGCGGCGTGACGGATTTGAGTTTATGAAACATGAGATACCTCCTTTCCGGAAAGCTCCTGCCTCATTCGAGAGGCGGGAGCACGCGGAACGACTGCGTTTTCCACATGGTGAGAAGCTCCTGCTGGTACGCGGAAGCCCATTCGAGGACGAGGGCGCGGGCTTTCGTGGGAAGGTCACATTCTTTGAACGTGAGCGTGTTGAGATCAAGGACGCCGTTCTTCTCTCCATAAAGAATGTGGACGTGCGGGGGATTGTGCTCTCCGTCGAGAAGATACATTTTCACGATGATCCCATAAAATCGGGCGACTACCGGCATGATAATGCCTCCTTTCGTTTGTGACTACATTATATCACGATACCGTGATATAAGCAAGAGGAAATTTCCGGTTTGATTTCTGCTGCCGGGGACGGCGGCGGAAATGAGGGCGGAAACAATCCCTCAGTCAGCCTGCGGCTGACAGCTCCCTTCGCACAAGGGAGCCTTTACACCTTATATAATTCGCGTGCGCGTGCGCGAATTTTTGCGGACTTGTTAAAAGGATAACTTAACGACCGAGGAGGAAAAAGGAGTGCTTGCGCTGATGGAGTACAAGATCATAGCGGGACCGGTGGAGGAGATCCGCCGCGCGATGATGCCGACCAACCGGGAGGATCGCCGCGTCCGGCGGGGAACGAGAGCTAAGAAGTCCAGCATCAGGAAAATTCTCCGGAATGAGATCAACGCCGTAAAGAGCCTTGCCCGAACGCTCAACTGCAATTTTGTCTGCGGGGATCTGTGGCTCACGCTCACCTTCCCGGAGGAAGAAATATCCTGGGAGACCGCTCAAACGGTGTTCGGCCGGTTTATGCGAAAACTCCGCGCGTCGTATCGGAAGGTGCACGGAAAGAATCTCATCTACGTGTACGCGGAGGGAAGAAAAAGCGGAGAGCTGGATGCCCGCCCGCATTATCACATCGTCCTCCCGGCGATGGACTATGAGCTGATCTGTGCGCTCTGGCCGAAGGAAGCTGTCAGCTACCGGCGTCTGGACGGGCGCGGAGACTATACGGGCATTGCACGGTACATGATCTCCAACGCCAGGGGCGAGGAGGGAAAGAAGAAATACCATCCCTCGCGCGGGCTGGAGAAACCGATATACACCGAGCCGGTGCCGGTGTATGCCCACAGTAAGATCAAGCTGCCGAAGGACGCTTCCATCCGCGAGCAGACCGAGACGCGGGACGAGGAGAGCGGATTCTATAGCGCCTATGTCCGCTACGTCCGCAAGGAGAAGGAAAGAAAAGGCAACGGCGCGCGCGTCTCTGCGCGTTCAGATAAAACAAATGTCGGCGGGGCCTCCGCGAAGACGGAGGTGATGCGGCGTTGAAATTCCGGCCGATGAAGGGCTGCGGGGCGGTCTGGCAGCAGCGCATTGTCCATGCGTTTCTGGAGGCGTACCGCAATTTGCCGCCGGCGGAGCAGGACGAGATCCGGAAAACGATAGAGACCACAGCGAAAGGGCGGGCCGAGGGGCGTGCCCTCATCGCCGTTCTGCTGAAAAACAAATCGCCGGAGACGGCGAGCCGCGAGACGAGCGTGCCGGTGGGCAGGATCTACGAGCTGCGCCGGGATTTTTATGCGGCGTATTGGCCGATGTGAGGAGGGAAAGTAATGGCAAAAGACATTACACCGCAGCAGCGGAAATTCGTACAGGAATATCTCAAATCCGGGAACGCCACCGCCGCCGCTATCGCCGCGGGGTACAGCGCGAGGAGCGCCGCGTCGCGCGCGTCGAAGCTGCTGGAGACGCCGGGCGTGATCGAATACCGGCGCTCGCTCGAGAAGAAGCTCTTCGACGAGATGGGCATCTCCAAGGAGTGGATCGGCACGCGGCTCGTGGAGATCGTGAAAGCATGCATGGAGAAGGTCCCGGCCTACCGCTGGAACCCGGAGACGCGCCGGGACGAGAGAAACGGCGAGAAGCTGCTCGACGCCAACAGCGCCATCCGCGCGCTGCACGAGCTCAACGAGCACATGAACTTCGCGGACGGCGAGCAGAGCGCCGCCGAGAGCATCGAGGACTGGCTCGCAAGGCAGGAGGGATCGAAGCTGTGAACCCGTGCATCGCCAGGGACTACATCGAGAACTGCCTGAAGATCAAGACGAAGAGCGGGACGGTCGTGCCGTTCCGGCTGAACGACGCGCAGCGAAAGCTCTACGCCGTGGCGAAGCGCCAGCAGGACGCGGGGAAACCCGTGCGGCTCATCATCCTCAAGGCCCGGCAGCTCGGCTTTTCCACACTGACCGAGGGTCTCATCTTCCACGCCTGCGCGACGCGGAAGAACACGAACGCCCTCATCGTTGCGCACCGCGAGGACGCGACGGCGAACCTCTTCCGGATGAGCAAGCTCTTCTACGACGAGCTGCCCGCGCCGGTGAAGCCGATGATGCGATCCTCCAACGCGCAGGAGCTGGTGTTTGAGAACCCGTCCAAGCTCCGCAGCGAGCGGGAGGCAAGGCCGGGGCTGCGCTCCCGGATCCGCTGCGCCACGGCGGGCGGGCGCGGCATCGGACGATCCGACACGCTGCAATGCGTGCATCTTTCGGAGTACGCCTTCTGGCCGGACGGCGCGGACGGGAAAGCCTCCACGCTTGCCGGCATCTTGCAGGCCGTGCCGAGTCTGCCGGGCACGATGGTCGTCATCGAGAGCACGGCAAACGGCTTCGAGGACTTCAAGGAGCGATGGGACGCCGCCGTGGCCGGGGAGAATGACTTTGAGCCGGTATTCTTCGCATGGTTTGAAAACCCGGATTACTCTATGCCCGTTGTATCGGGGACGGAATGGACGCCGGAGGAGCGGGATCTGCGGGACGCATATCACCTGACGGACGAGCAGCTCCAATGGCGGCGCTGGTGCATTGCGAACAACTGCGGCGGGAGTCTGGACATGTTCCGGCAGGAGTATCCGGCAAGCCCGGGCGAAGCGTTCCTGCACAGCGGCACGGGCGTATTCGACAACGAGCAGATCGTCCTGCGGCTGGAGCGGCTGCCCGAACCGGTCGGGCGCGGCGAGTTTGCAAACGGCGAGTGGACGGAGAGCGAGACCGGCGCGATCACGCTCTACGAGCTGCCGGAGGAGGGCGTTCCGTATGTGCTCGGCGGCGACACGGCGGGCGAAGGCTCGGACTACTTCACGGCCGTTGTTATCAACAACGTCACGGGCAGGATCGCGGCGAAGCTGCGGCAGAAGTACAGCGAGCCGGAATATGTCCGGCAGATCTACGCGCTCGGGAGATTCTACAACGACGCGCTCGTCGCCATCGAGACGAACTTTTCCACCTACCCGGCGATGAAGCTCCAGGAGATGGAGTATCCGAACCAGTACAGCCGCGAGCGGGAGGACACGTACACGCGGCAGATGAAGAAGAGCTTCGGCTTCCGCACCGACCGGCAATCGCGCCCGCGCGCCATTGCGAATCTCGTGGAGGTATTCTCCTCGCACCCGGAATGGTTCACCGACCGGGAGCTGCTCGAAGAGATGCTGACGTTCTGCTACAACGAGGATCACCGGCCGGAGGCGCTCGCCGGGAAGCACGACGACCTTGTGATGGGCGCGGCGATCACCTACGCGGTGCGGCACCAGCAGCGGATGACGGTGCTCACCGAGCCGGAGAAGCCGAGAGAAAAGCTCATCGACCAGATGAAGCGGCAGAAGCGGACGCGGAGAGTGTATTGAGAAACAGGACAGGGAAAAACCTGTCCTGTTTTTGCGTTTGTGTATTGACATATGTATCCACATAATATATAATGACTTATGTGGATACGAAAGAGAGGTGATACAATGTCTCCACGAACAGGCAGACCCACCGACAACCCGAAGCAGCTTAGCACCCGCGTTAGACTGTCGCAGGAGGATGTAGACCGCTTGGAGTACTGCGCGGAGAAAACCGGGCAGAGCAAGGCCGACATTATCCGGCAGGGTATCAAGTCGGTGTACGACCGTCTGAAACAGGAAGAATAAAAAATCCCCCCGTGTTGGCTATCTTGGCGGACTGACAACACAGGGAGACCCATTACCGACCTTTTGCAAGGAGGGCGTAAATAATATTACTATGCCCTCTTTCAAAGGTCAAGGACAATTTGAAGGAGGTTTTTCTATGCCCAAAAGCACAAACCCGGTAAAAGTCATCCGTGAGAAATGCCTTGACTGCTGCTGCGGCAGCATGAAGCAGGTAGAGCTATGCCCCTGTGAGAGCAACTGCCCACTGTGGCCGTTCCGCTTCGGGAAGAATCCTTTCCGGAAAAAGGCCAAACGGACGGAAGAACAGAAGGCGCGGATCGCAGCTTCGATGTTGAGAAAAAACAGCGCTATAAACGAGGCGGAGACGAGCGAGACGGTCGGGTAAGGTAAATATATTCCCTGACCGCGAAAATCAAAAAATCCTCGCTGTGATAGAGAAAAAATACGAAAGACGCGAAACGGGAGGCTGTGATGCGTTCCGTTTCGCGGGAGAAAGGAACAGAGAGTATGAATAACGATACAGAGACGAAAATCGAGGAGATCGTGCGGATGCTGCGCCGGATGGATATACGGGCGCTGCGGCGGGTGTATTTCTTCCTGTTGGGAATGATTTGAAAGGAGTCTGGGGCATGAAAAGCAATACGGCAACCATCGAGCGGGAAAAGACCATCGAGGAGATCATCGGACTGTTGGCCGACACGGACGACGAGGCGCTGCGGTTCATACGGAGCTTCTTAAAGGCGGCATGAGAGTAACGCAAACAGGATTATAATCACGGGTAATATTTCACAGAAATTTTTCGACCGGAGCGGGAAACCGCTCCGGTTTTGCTGTTTTCGGGGCTGAAACCGCCTGTTGTACCAATGGGTTTGACGATTCGTGAAAAATCAACAAAAAAGTCGCCGAGCACGGACAGATATTTCGGGTTAACCTTTCATCAGCAAGCAAAAATACATCGCGGCCGCGGCAGTACAGCGGCAGAAAGGAACCCCGCATGGATATCGAGAACATGGAAGTCGAAACTCCGGAAGAGGGCACGGAGGGCGGCGTCGTGACCGCAGAGGAGACCGGAGCTGAAGCGGAGGGATCCGCAGGCGAAAAGAAGCAGGAGGCCGCCGAACCTGCCAGACAGAGCCGGGAGGAAAACGCCAGATACCAGGCGGCGCGCAAGGCCGGAGAGGCGGCGGGCTTCAAGAAGGCAGCGGAACGCTACGGCGCGGCGGTGGCCAAGCTGGGGCTGAGCGATCCGGACGGCGGCGGGGCGATCGACTCGCTGGATGTGCTGGAATCCTATGCCGACAAGACCCGCGCGGCGCGGCTCAAAAAGGCCGCGGCGGAGAGCGGACGCACCGTGGAGGATCTGGAAGAGGAAGAGGACGCCAAAGAGGTCGTCCGACGCCAGAAGCGCGAGCGGGCAGAGAAAGAGAAGGCCGAGGCCGAGGCGAAGCGCCGGAGCGACTGGGTAGCCCAGGACGCCGCGGCATTCCTCCGGGAGCACCCGGACGTGGACCTCCGCAAGCTCGACGCGAACGACAAATTCCGCCGCTTCTGCGGCAGCCGCTACGGGAAGGAGCCTTTGGGCGACCTGTACGACGACTGGAAGGAGCTTGTCGGAGAGGACGCCGCCGCAAAGGCGGTGGAAAAGTCTGCCGCAAAGGCCGAACGCTCCACGGGAGCGGGCGGAGGCGGCGTATCGGATGGGCTGACGGCCGCCCAGCAGCGGGAGCTTGACGAATGGAACCGCAGCTACCCGCAGATGAAAATGACCGCCAAAGAATTTCTGAAACGATGAAAGGAGAACATCATGCATCCTGTACAGAATGCGGACGGCGGCAGCGTATTGCAGACCGCCCGCAACTACCCCATTGACGCGGCGACCGTGATCGACGCGGGCGCCGTGGTGAAGCTTTCCGCCGGCAAGGTCGTTCTGGCCGCCGCTGCGGAGACCGGCGGTATCCTCGGCATTGCCGCGGAGTTCCACTCCGGCAAGGAGGACGCGCTCAACCTGCGCGCGAACGGCAAGGAGATCCTTGTCTGCGACAACCCGACGCTCATCTTCGAGTGCCCGGCGCCGACGATCAAGGCCGCCTCCGGCAGCGCCGCGACCATTGTACCGGCGGAAGGCGATGTGGACGCCGCCGCCGCGGACGACGCTTTCAACAACGCGATCCTCGTCCTGAAGGAGAAGGCAGCGAACAGCACGAACACCGACGCGCTCGGCACGCAGATCGTCGTGACCGACTACACCAAGACCGGCACGGTGATGACGAAAGCGAGCGGCGGCACGCCGTCCGCGGGCGACGTGTACGAAGTCTACCCCGTGATCGGCGCCGCGATCGGCGGCGTTGCGAGTCTCGGCGACAAGCGCCTCGGCATCACGCTCAAGACCGTCGGCGCGACGAAGATCCGCTGCATCGGCCACGACTACGAGCGCGGCACCATTAAGCTCATGGCGATCGGCCATGCGCTGACCTAAGGAGGGAAAGAAAATGCCTAACAATTTCGGAAACTGGAAGACCGACAACTACAAGTTTGTCGGCAAGGCGTTCGACTTTGCGTATGCCGACCGTCTCAATAAGCTCTCGCCCGTCGTGGGCGAGGTGAACGCCAAGAGCATCGACTATGAGCTGACCGGCTCCGGCGGCTACGGAGAGGCGATGGTCTATGACGGAAACAACCTGAACACCGCCGAGCTGCACCGCGGCTTTAAGACTGTGATCACGCCGGTGGAGTACACGCTTTCCGTCCCTGTCGGCTACAAGCAGGCGAAGATCGACAAGATGGGCGAAACGAAGAAAGTCGGCACGAAGCTCGGCGACAGCATGGCGATCACGGTGTATCTGCATGTGCTGCGCATGTTCGCCAACGCCTGGAACACCGACGGCCGTCACAACGGCGGCGACGGCGTGAGCTGGGCCAACGCCGCGCACCCTGTCGCCTCGCGCGGATCGCAGGGCCGCCGCTTTGAGGTAGACGCGGATGCGGGTACGTACTCCAACGTCTCCACGGACGCGTTCTCGGTCTCCGCTATTACGGCGGCGCAGGCGCGCGCCAACCGTTTCGTGACGCCGGACGGCATGCCGTTCCTGTGCGATCTCGACACGGTGCTCATCGCGCCGGAACTGGAGGAAAAGGCGAAGAAGATGTTCGGAGAGAACTCCCGTCTGACGCCCATGCTGAACCCGGACGACAACACGAATGCCGCGAACCCCGTGTACGGCATGCGCTACATCGTCATGGGCGGCGGCGCGGACGGCTTCACGGGCAAACAGTGGGCGGTGTGCGACCGCCGACTGATGAAGGAGATCGTGAACATCGTCTACAACACGCGCCCGACCGTCATGCAGCAGGAGCAGGACAACCCGCTGATCGATCTTTACACCGCGTATGCCGACTTCGGCGTGGGCTGGGGCGACGCGCGGCAGATCATTTTCGGCGATCCGGGCTGATTTCGACGGAAACCCGCTTCGCTGGGCTTTCCGTCGATGGGGATGCGGCCTGCTGCAGCGCACTCGCTGCGCTCGCACGTTTGCAGGCCGAGAAGAGTTTTCTCCGACGCACATGTCGCCGGAGAAAACGATTTAAAATCCTTTTGCGCCTGCGGGCGCAAACTCTGCGAGGCAGGAGAAAGGAAACGAATATGATGAAAATTGACCGCGTGCTCGCCGTTGCGGCGGGCACGAAGGAGACGAAGGTGGACTGCCACTGTCAGACCGCCGTTGTTTCCAACAACAGCGCGAACGTCGTGTACATCGCGCCGTATGACCCGAACAAGGCGCTGACCGCCGCGGCGGGCTTCCCCGTTCCGGCCAACACGGTGCTGCAGGTGCCGTTCGCCGCCGGAGAGCTGGCGGTCGTCGCTTCGGCGGCATCCACGGACGTGCGGTTCCTGCTGCTGGACTGAAAGGAGAACGGTATGGACAACTTCTGGAAAGCGATCATCACGGCCGCTGCGGCGGCGCTGATGGCGTATCTCCGCCAGCTCGTTATCCCGGTGGCGGTACTGATCGCGGTGATGATCTGCGATTACGTCACGGGAATGACGGCGGCGTGGATGAACAAGGAGCTTTCGAGCCGCAAAGGGATCCAGGGCGTGATCAAGAAGGTCTTCTATCTGATGATCGTGGCCGTGGGCATGGGCATTGATTATCTCATCACGATGCTCGGCGGCAAGCTCGGCGTACAGCTGGATGTGAATTTCATTGTGGGTCTGCTGGTGATCGTGTGGCTCATTATCAACGAACTTATCTCCATTCTGGAGAACAGCGGGAAGATCGGCGTGCCTATGCCGGGATTTCTGATGAAGCTGCTCGACCGTCTGAAACAGACCGCCGAAAAGAAGGCGGAGATGGAAGCCCCGCCGGACAACTGACATTTGGGAAGGAAACAGGGCGGGGCGACTCGCCCTGTTTCCGCAAGGAGGAATCAACATGACGCTCGGAGAAGCGAAAAACAAGGTATACATGCTCCTCGACGAGCACAGCGCGGGCGGCGAGATCGAGCACGACGAGGACATCGAGAAGAAGATGACCGCGTTCTTCGACATGGCGCAGAAGACGCTCGCACAGATCAAAAAGATCGTTCGGGAGGAGACCATCCAGCCCGTATCGGGCGTGACGGCCTACGATATGCCGGACGACTTCTACGCGCTCTACCGCGTATGGGCGGATGACCGCCCGGCCACGAACCGCTTCCGCTGGCGGAGCGGGCAGATCGTCATCCCGGAGGGCAGCGCCGCGGAGGTGATCGTGGAGTACTACGCGCTGCCGAAGAGCATCGACTCCTCTGCAGCGGATGACTATGAGTTTGAGATCGCCGAGGACGCCTGCGAGTGCATGCCGTACTACGTGGCGGCGCAGCAGCTCCTCCCGGATCTCGTGATGGACTACGGCGCGATGCTCCAGATGTACAACTACCAGGCGAGTCTGCTCAAAACGACGCAGCCGGGCGAGAACCGGCGCATCGCGCAGAGTCTGTTCCGGGGGTGAGCCATGGCGAAGAAAACCGGAGTCAGCATCCAGCAGCGGGTGTACAAGACATTCCGCGGCGCGGACTTTTCCACAGACCCCTCGCTCGTGGACTATTCCCGAAGTCCGCTGTGCACGAACATCGTGGCGGACGGCGGCGGAATGCCGCAGAAGCGGCTCGGCTGGCGGACGCTCTGGCAGAAGGACAAGCCGGTATACGGCCTGTTCGCCGGAAAATTCGACGGCGCGGAGAAAAAACTCGCCCACATCGGAACGGTGCTCTACGCCTGGGACGATGAGACGGCGCCGGCGCAGATCCTCACGGGGCTGCCGGAGAGACGCTCACACGCCGCGTATCTGGCCGGGAAGCTCTGGATAGTAACGGGGGGCGGATTCTACGTATACGACGGCACAGCGGCTCACAGAGCCTCACAGGACGCCTACATCCCGACGACCGTCATCACGCGCATGCCGTCCGGCGGCGGACAAAGCTACGAGAACGTGAATATGCTCACGCCATACCGGAAGAACGCCTTTCAGACGGACGGCACGACAAAGGAGTTTCAGCTCGACGGAGACATCGACGCGACCGGCACAGTCAAAGTCTGGGTGTTCGGAGAGGAGACGACGGCGTTCACGCTCGACCGCGAGAAGGGCATCGTCAAGATGACCACAGCGCCGGAAAAGCCGCTGGCCGGATCGGAGGACGGGCTGGTGGTGCAGTTTCCGCACACGGTGGAGGGCTACACCGACCGCATCGACAAGTGCACGATCATCACGACCTACGGCATCGGCACGAACGACCGCGCGGTGCTCTCCGGAAATTCAGACCTACCGAACGTGGACTGGACGAGCGGGATGAACGATCCGACGTACTTCCCCGACCTCCTGTACAACGAGGTCGGGAGCGAAGCAACGGCGATCCTCGGGTACTGCCGTCTGGGAAAGTCTCTCGGCATCGTGAAGGAGGACAACGGGCAGGACAGCACGATCTATCTCCGCACGGCGGAATTGCAGGACAGCGAGATCGCGCAGCCGCAGCAGCAGGCCGTGGCGGGTGTCGGATCCATCGCGCCGGGGAGCTTCGCCTCCCTGCTGGACGATCCGCTTTTTCTCTCGCGTACCGGGGTGATGGCCGTGGCCACAAACTCGTATACGAGCGAGAAGATCACGCAGGGGCGCAGCTTCTATGTAAACAACCTTCTCAACGACGAGCCGGAGCGCGAAAAGGCCGAGGCGGTGATCTGGAACGGCATGTATATGCTTGCCTTCCCGAACGGCCACGTTTACGCGCTGGACGGGCGGCAGAACAAGAGCTACCGGAGCGCAGCACTCGGCGACTACGTGTACGAAGGCTACTACTTTGAGAACATCCCGGCGTCCTGCTGGATGAACCGACGAGCTGGCGCGGAAGAATCGCTGTATTTCGGCACGGCGGACGGGCGGATCTGCAAATTCAACACGGACGTCGAGGCCGTGAGCCGCTACAGCGACGACGGCGCGGCCATATCCGCGGTATGGGCGACGAAGTATGACGATGACGGCACGCCCGCCATTCTCAAGACGCTGCTCAAGCGCGGCTGCTGCGTGACGATCAAGCCGTATGCGCGCTCGAGCGCCGAGGTATACATCCGTGCCGACCGCACCGGCGGCCACGAAAAGAAGGTCGCCGGAAAGCCGATGGACATTCTGGACTTTTCCGACATCGATTTTGAGCGGATCACGTTCAACACGGACGAGAGCCCGCAGGAGATCTTTCTCAACCGCAAGGTAAAAAACTACAAGCGCTTGCAGGTCATCGTCCGGAACGCCGAGCCGAACGAGGGGTTCGGTATCTTTCAGATCACAAAGCACTATGTCACAGGCAATTACGCAAAGAGGTGAAGAGAAAAATGAGCATACAGGAACAGAAGATCACGGAAGCCGCCATTGCCGCAAACGGCGTGCAGAGCCAGCCCGACAAGCTGACCGGCACGGCGGCGCAGAACAAAAAGGTATTCGACGCGCTGGTGACGGCGGTGGTGAGAGAGCGCTTCAACGCGCTTCTTGACGAGCTGACCGGAACGGGAGCGGCCGGGCAGCTCGGCATCACGACGATCTCCGGCTTTTCGGCAGACAACATCCAGTCGGCGCTCGAAGAGATCATCGTGGCGATGCAGGAGATCACGCAGGGCAGCGTTATGGACGGGAGCATCACGCTCGCAAAGCTCGCCGCGGAGGTGACGGCGGCGGCGCTCGGCGGCGCGGCGGCGAGCCACACG